GAGTTGATCCATACCTTGACCAGATCTGGTATGACCTCGGCAGCGTCCTTCATCGCAGCTGCCTCACCAATGCTGTTCGCTGTAAGGACTTCAGTCCTTGCAATGGTGAGAGCGCGGCCAGCTGCGTTCGCTCCGTCCTTAACAATATTTTGAGCGATCTCGCTTATGCTCAGTGCATCTGCAAGTCCTGATTCGATTGTTCCCATGATTTTTTCGGTTGTTGTTTTACTGATCTCAGAAAAGTTTTTGATGCCACGCGCTTCGAGCGTCTCGCGACTTTTATCGGAATTTCTTGCTCGAATAGCAGCAATTCCCTCTTCATAGGGTTTATTGAAGGGAACGGCCAATACTGTATCGTATCCCAGATCAATGTGTTTATCCAAAGTCTTGAGATAACCGTTGATCCATTTCTTTTCATATTTTGCCATCGCCTCTTCGATACGCTTCTTAAGCTCTGCCTTGTTTGGAACCTTCGCTGCTTTTTCTTCCATGAGGCTCTTGGCAATCTTAACCGCATCAACGGTTTGATCCTCTAAGATGCCGAGCCAAAGCTTCTCGATTTCAGCCATCGACTCCTTGGACTTTCCATTTATATGCTCGCGCGATCTGCGATACCAATCGCCCTTTTCCGAAGCTGCATAAGTCTCGAATGCCTTAGAGTTGTGCTCTCGGTAGTCGATCTCTGCACCGAGCTGCTCAAGCGTGGTCGGCTGCGCAATTGGAGGCGGTGTGGATTGCAAAGAGAATCCACCAAAACTAGGCGGTGCCTTTGGTACAAGATCTCTTAGCACATCGCCGCCTTGAATCGGTTCCATTTTCCACACGCGCTGTCGCACTTCGTTATAGGTCATGGTCGATAGCAGCGAGGTTGCCATGTCGGCCTTTTCTTTGAGATCCTCTTGCAGAATAGGCACGCCGCTATAGTTCAACTTGATCACATAGCCTTGACCGAGTAAGGTCTTTAACCGTGCAGTCATTGCGGTATCGAACATCGCTCCGATCGACATGAGCGGTCCTTGCCAGAAATTCTTTAGAGCAGTCTTATATTCTTCTGAACCGAGAGAGCCGGCGTCAGCAATGGATAGCTCGTGCTTTGGTACACCAAAAATATTGATGAGGGTTTCTCGGTTGTTTTGCATGTAGGTGATGAGTTGCTGGTCAGCGAGAGTATGAGAGATGTTGCTCGCCTTGACGCCCTTTGGAAGCACCATTCCTCGGCGCTGGTTCGAGCGGCCTGTGTACGCTGTCTCAAGGCTTTGTAATAGCTTCTTAGCTTGAACCTCATTCGTTTCCTCCATCATTTCCAATATCAGCCCAGGCTGAGCGCCTTTACGATAGAAATTCAGCAGGTATTCGTTTGAATATTTATTGAACAAGGCAGGGTTAGCCCCCGGAATTAAAGGCGACATTCCCCAATATACCGAAGATGCGTTTGGCCGCTTGACATGAATTACATCGCTCGCCTTGAGCTTCATTTTCATCCCGACAGGGAACGAAGTCGGATCGACACCGACGATGAAATATCCGCGATGGTCGCCATTTCCATCTATGTCCATCTGAATGATCTCGGTCGGAACCTGCACCAGCCAGCGGTTAACCGTGGAAACATAAATCAGGGCATTGCCTGTAACGCAATGATCTGTGATCAAGGCGTACTTGAAACCGTATGAGGTTTGTAGCGGGTTTGGCTCGTCCAGCATTTTCTGGACCGGATGCCCATAAGCGGGTGTTAGGATCTGTTCGCCGTTCTGAACCGTTTGGCGTTGAACCTGCCAGGGAATCTGTGCGAGCTTCGAGGCGATCTTATCGACCAGAATATAGATCCAGTCTTCGGACTGATAGATTGATTTGAGCAGCCGTGGACTGACCATGGTGCTCAGATCCGAAGCTCCCCCACCGCTATCGCTGCCGGAAAAAAGCCGCTCGAAACTTTTTGTTTCGAGCATGTCCATGCTCATGTCCATACATTTTCTTTCTCTGGTGAAATCGGCCATACATTATAGCTGCATGATACCGTAATCTTTTTCCGAATGCTGTAACATTCCAGCGTGACATAGTGCCAGTGACATGACAAGGTCGTCATGTGAACCGTTGGATGCGGAATACGTGGGAAGTCCTGTCAAAGTTGTCTTGACCTCAATGTCGTCGAGCTCGTCAGTCAAATGTGGAATGTTAGGGATTCCTATCGACTGCTCTTCAAACGATAGCATGAGCTTTACCATTAGTTCATTCTTTGAAGCGTTAGTAAAAGTGATACCGTGAAATGGTAATTCAGTTTGATGCAGCATGTCATCTAAAGCGATCCCGACTCCTGTCTTGTCATGCCAGACTACGAGGCAGTCTAGGAATTTCGCAGCAAAGATCTTTAACCGTTGGATCTGCGCTGGGTAGCCCACGCCTCGCATTCTCCAGATCCCAATCGTCTTGCGCGTCCGTGGATTGATAGCAGTGAAGACTGTAAAGTCAACACTGCGAGCCCAATCGACTCCTATCACGGCCTCTTGTTCTATAGCCTTTTCTTCGAGCCATAGGAACTGTTCAGGCAGATCGAGGAAGTCTGTGCAGTAGCAGCTATGCACGTTCGCGAACACTGATCCATCTGCAAGAAAGTCAGCCATATAATATTGACGCCATAAACGATCGGGCATCGTGGACTTGGCGTCATTAACTACGTCCATGGACACCGCAGGGTTCACCCATGATGGAGCATGGATATATAATTTTCGAGGCCTGCGTCCTTCAAACTTTGCACGAAGCATCTCATCTTTTGCTTCCATGCACTTTTTATAGAACCAATTGTTTCTGCCTTTAGGCGTGGAGATCCCTAGTATCAAGCCTTGCGTGACCGTGGTCGTGGTCTTAACCGCATCGTAAACTTCTTCCTTCATCTTGGCTGCTTCATCAAGGACGTTGCCTGCCGTGGCCTCTCCCTCGATCGACTCAGGCTGCTGGCCGTGAAAGAACTGTATCTGCGAATCTATCTGAGGCATGTATAAAGATAGGTTAGATTCATTTGCTTTGACATGAGGCTCTGGCGGTAAAATTCTTTTTATGTATTTGTATCCGATCTTGCTCTGCTGATATATCGGTCCGATCCATCTCCACAGAGCTTGTTGCTTTAATGGAAAAGCAAGGCTCATTGCGCTACTTGCGGCAAAAGTTTTTCCGAATTTTGTCCCGCACGCGACCCAGATTTCTTGCATCCCATTGATGAAAAATGCGTTCATTATTAGTGACTGTTTAGTGGAATGCGGTGGCGTCGCAATCTTTAGTCTGGCAAGGGTTTGGGACATGCTTCCTCCGTGACCTCTTCGATCATTGCATCAATTATATCGCCCTTGTCTAAGCTGCGTTGGTCTTGTCTGATAACACCATCAGTAAGCTGTGTTTCATATAGAACGGTATGCTTAACCTCACCTGAAACTTCGATGTGTTCTCGCCATCCGAGACGCACTTTAGACAACCAAATTAACATCGTCGGATGCTTCTGTTCGAGCGCAACCTCATAGCAGGTGCGGGCTATAGCGCCATCACCTGCTGCTCTAGCTTTTTCCAAAATACAATGGAGATTAAATTCAGCATCACCTCCTTCTTCAAATGATTTTTTGTCAGCAGCAATTCTCTGATCGAACAGAGATTGAGAGCAGTCCATAACCGCTGCAATTTGTGGTATTTTCAAACCGATGCGAGCCATCGAAGAAATTTTCCGAACGTCCTCATGATCCCAATCGTATAAAACTTTCGCATAACGACCCTCTGGAACTAGATCAGCTGCGCTGTGAATATCCTCGCTATTAATCGTCTCAACTTTTTCTTTTTCATTTTTTGGCTCCTTGCTCTTTTTCGGATTTTCCTTTACCTTTTTTTTGACCATACATTTTACCCTTGGAGTCCTTGTGGATATTGTTGACATGCCAATCGACCAGATCAAACCGTATAAGAAGAACCCTCGCAAGAACGAAAAGGCGGTGCCAGAGGTCGTCAAGTCGCTCAAAGAATTCGGATGGAGGCAGCCTCTAGTCGTTGACAGTAGCATGGTTCTGATCGTTGGCCATACAAGATTGCTAGCAGCAAAAGAGCTTGGCCTAGCAAAAGTCCCAGTGCATATTGCCTCGACCCTGACTCCGGCGCAAGTGCGTGCATACAGAATAGCAGATAACCGCTCACATGATCGAAGCGAATGGTCTATTCCTGAATTAAGTGAAGAACTAGACGCCTTATTTGAGATGGATGAAAAATTCGACTTAGACTTTATGGATTTTTCTTTGGATGACTTGGACCGAGAAGAGGAACCGAAAGAAGGTTTAACCGATCCCGATGAAGTGCCCGAAGACGTTGAACCGCGAGTTAAATTAGGCCAAGTCTGGCAGCTTGGAGAGCACCGATTGATGTGTGGTGATTCGACTAATTTAGAATCAGTTGAAAGATTAATGAACGGTCAAAAAGCTGACATGGTTTTTACTGATCCTCCTTATAATTTTGCTGGCAATATTAAAAGTATGCCAGGAAACTCAGGAAAATTAAGACCAAATTCCTATGGAAAATTGTCTGATTCTAAATGGGATATTGATTTTAAAATCGAAAGCATTTTTGATTCTATACTCAATAGCTTAGATGAAAATGCGACTGTATACATATGCACGGGTCATTTTTTGTTGGGTGATATTTTAAAATGGATGCAATCGACTTTCGATACAATGGGTCACTGCGTTTGGGTTAAATCAAACCCTATGCCCAATATGAACA